TTTCTGTGACCCTCCATAATCTTTTTCGTCCCTGCAGCGCTTCTCGGCGGCAAGTAATCCATTGTGTTGGGAGTGGCCCACAATCCAGACTCTGTACCTTTGGTGCCAAGCACCGATGCCTGAAGCTGGAATAAGGAAACATTGGACTTCGAAACCTTCACTTTCCAATTGGTCTTGCACCTGTCTGAGCACCACGCCGTTTTGGAGGTTAATAAGTCCTTGCACATTCTCCCCAATAACGAATTCGGGTTTGATCTCCCTAATGAGTCTAAGCATTTCTGGCCAGAGATAGCGGTTGTCGTTTGTTCCTTTTTGTTTACCTGCGACGCTGAAGGGTTGGCAGGGAAATCCTCCAGTAATGACATCTGCTTCGTATTCTTTTCCTTTGACATTTTTTATATCCTCCTCGATTGGTATGTTAGGAAAGTTCTTACGTAGAACCTTCTGACAGTATTTGTCCATCTCAACAAATTTTACAGTTTCAAAAAATCCAGTAGAGTCTAAGCCTAAAGCAAATCCCCCTATGCCTGAAAATAAATCAAGAACTTTTAGTTTTCTTTCCATCTTTCAATTTTTTAATTTCTAATTCACAATAGTGTATTATTTTTTCTAAGTCTTGTATACCGTTTTTGTTTAAATAACGACAAACATATTTCACAACACATCCTTGAAAGAAAGATAGATCATTTTTTGAAATAAATTCATAGGGCTGTATGGTAAAATTTTTGTAGTGGGATCCTCCGATTTGCTTATCTTGTGGAAACGATTTATTGAATATATCTTTAGATGTCATAACCCCTTTCTGTTTTTGCATAAATTATATTTAATTCTTTTTTAGCTCTAGTAACCCCTACATAAAACAATCTATGTTCATCATCAGGATTATCTAAATATTTATAGTACGCTGCATTACTTAAATCAGTTAATAAAATTACGTTATCTCTTTCATTACCTTTTACCCCATGAATAGTTGATATTTTAATCCTAGGATCTTTTGATAAATCTTCTCCATTTTTTATTAGTTTCTGTATTTTTCTAATCTCATCATCTCCCAAATCATCAAAAGCAATGTACCATTCATCATCTGTTTTTAAACCATGTTTTTCTTTTAAAGTATCTATGTCGTAAAAATTCTCTTTTGACATATGTTTCATTAACTTTAAATCAACATTCTTACTCATCTTGTTGGTTATCTTTTTATAATCATTATAATGTATAGGAGTTCCTTCCTTTAATTTATTCCAATTTTCTATTAAGGAATATATGTTTTGAACTCTAGGTGTTGAGTTTCTACGTTGAAAAAAGAAACCATTTTGATCTAAGTAGTAGGCTATTTTTTCTAAAAATAAATTTGTTCTAGCTAATATTAACCATTCTCCTTTAGATAGATCTACCTTATCTATCTCCCAATAATAATTAACTTTTCCTAAATCTTCTTTAGGTATCCAATTCTTTTCCACTCTATTCTTAACTTTTTTAATAATATTGTTTGCTACATTAAATATATTTTTGGGAACCCTATAAGACTGCTGCAATATAACTTTTTCTCCCTCTAAATTTATAAAACTTTCAGCATCTGCACCATTCCATTTATAGATAGCTTGATCATCATCGCCTGCAATAATAGATCGTTTAGAGCTCTTCTCTAATTTTTTAACGATATCCCATTGTATTAAACTTAAATCTTGTGCTTCATCTATAAATATAACTTCAAACTTTGGACTCTCTCCTTTGTCTAAAAATTTTTCTAACATATCAATATAGTCAATTAATCCTTTTTGTTTTTTGTATTGATGTAGTTCTTTGTTAATTATATCCAGTTTATCATACGTAAGATTGTAGCTGTAACCATTTTGATTATAGAGATCCAATGGAGATATTCTTTTGTTTCTAGCTAAACTAATTAAAGATATGTATGGATCTTTAGAGTGTAGTATACCTTCATGATCATGGTCATACCTAACACCTTCAAACTCAATCTGAAGATCTCTACCTAGATCTTTGTAATCTTTTTCTTGCATTACGTTTTCTTTTTTTAAACCTAGTATGTTAAAACAAAATGAGTGTAGAGTTCTAAAGTAGGGTAAGTCTTTCTCAGTCAAATTAAACTTATCCATAGCTCTATTTTTACCTTCTTGTGCACCGTTTCTAGAAAAAGTAAAATATCCTATCTTACTTGGTTCAACTTTTTCTAAAATCTTCTCTAGTTCATTCATTAAATAATATGTCTTGCCTGTACCTGGTGGTCCGTAAATTATCTTTCTCATTAGTAGTTATCCTTGTTAAAAGTTTTTTGTTTATATGTTTGTATTTTTTTATCAAATCTAGCTACCACAAAAACAGAAAGCTTAGTCTTACCAACTCTTTTGGTAAAACAATGTAAGTAATCTTTTAACATTTGTGATGTTCTTTGATACTGCACCTTCCAATGTCTACGAGTAAGATATTGATGAAAAAAATTGTCAAATACAAAGTAATGATATTCATCTTTTGTATATGTCCCACCGTTTTTAAGATCTTCAAAGTCATCCTTTTTGACTCTATTCAAACAGTAGTCTTCTAAGTAATTTTTTAATATGTCCTTGGTCCCTGTTCCTTCAGCAGGCTCCGTTATCTCAGCACCTTCTAGAAGAATATTTGTCTTTTGTTTCCATTCATTTGTCTTAAGTGTTGGTGGATTAAATCTAAGCTGCTTGACACATTCTTCTTGAAACAAGACTTGATTAGTTAGATGTTTTGCTGAGTCTAGATATAGTCTATCTCCATCTACATTCATATAATAGTAAGGCTCTTCTAAATTAACAACTTGTAGATCAGTTAAGCTAGGAAACATTATCTCTTGACCAATACCAAACTTTCTAGTTTTACATAATTTTTTATCACACAAACTACACATTGGTTGATCATTACATTTATAACCCCAATCTTTTTTATCATGTTGTTTAGTAATTATATTTACTTCAGTGTCAGACAATGGTTGTTCCATTGCACCTTCGTTAAATATTACTAGCTTAGACTTCCAATTTTCTGGCCACTTAGATTTTGCATATACACCATAATGAAATAAGGCATTATTTCTACCTCCTTCACCCACTCTGTTTTGCATCATTAGTTCTATACATGGTGGTCCATCCGAGTAAGGTGTTTCAGGTCTTTTTACTTTTAACTCTGATAATTGTTGTTCGGTAATTTTTGTTGTTTCATACAACTCAAAAAAGTTTAGAAGATTAACGGACTCAGCATTATTATTAAAGCAATATCTTACTGTATTGTCACCATTAAAATATGGTAAATTTAAAAAATTTCCTGTATCATCTTTGGATTTTAATTCTCTTTGTTTAGGAAAAACTTCTGATCCACCATAACCTAACACAGATCTAATTTCATTTAGTTTATCTTGCATCAAACCAGCTGATACATAATCTTCTGTAAATATAAATACATGAGCACCACCTGACTTAGATCTAAATACTAACAGTGGTAAACTGAGTTCTTTTATTTTTTTAATTAATTTTGCGTGATCAAAACCTGCGTAAGAGTCTATATCTATACAACCCCATCTACATTTGTTATCATCATTGATTGGTATAACACCTAAACTCTGTGAGCCTTGTAAATGATTTGACCAATGCTCATCTGTTATAATTTCTCTTTTAACAAAAGATTTACCTTTTATTTTAGATCCATTACCATTTGATTCACCAACAATAGTGACACCATGGGCTCGATTTAATCCTTCAAATATTTCTATAAACTTTCTAATATTTTCCATAGCTTTTTTAAGTGGGCGGATCCACGCTAGCTTAACCGCCCACTACCTAGGATTCTAGTAGTTTGAAGAGCCTTGTTTAGCAGGTTCTTCTGAGCTATGTTTTGCCTCGATCTCACCCTTACCTACACTTAGAGCAAAGTTTTTAGCCATATCGTAGATACCTTTGTCTGTGACAGGACTAACTTTTTCCACATCCCAACCAAACCATGTTCCTTTGTCATTAGACATTTGAACAGTTTTTAGTTTATAAATGTGACTGTATGTAGGCGGAGTAAACAAACCGTTTTTACCCTGCATTTTTAATCCCATCATCATTGAGTTCCATTTTCTACTTACTTTAAGTTGAGTAGACTTCATAGAAATCAAAGCACTTTGAGGGGTATCACTTAGCTGCAACACAAAATGACTAGCAGTGTTATCAAGATAGTTACCATTTGGTAATCTATCCTTATACGATTTGTCCCTAGTGGTTTGACTAATTATATCACTATCTGCATCATGTATTGCTACAGGTGCACCAGTGCTTTGTCCTCGATCTTGCCACTCGATGTACTGTCTTTTATAATGACATGGTACAACGTTGACCTCATCAAAGAGTTGATTAGTAACCGTATTTATGATTTTGCCGGGTTCAGCGCCCTCGACATATTTACCATCTCTTTTGTTAACCTCTGGAGATAGTTGTCCCAAAATTTTTAGGAAAGGTAACGCAAGATCTTCTTGCGCTATATTTTGAGCACCTTGATTTGCATCAGCTTCAAACAAGTTGACTGCTAATGCTCCTTCTTTTTTCTCTGTTACTTGGTTCATGTTTATTTGTTCCTTTTTATTGTTGTTTTATTCTCCGAAAATATTCCGAAGATTTCCGTTGGTATAGGTTTCCCTCCCTCAATACGCTCACGGACTAGCGCTTTCAAGGTCATGGGTTCTACCTTCATCTTTTGTGTCGGTTGGAACCCTTGACCCTTCGCAAGAGCAGCATAATCTGCTGCCTTGTTATCCTCGTTACGACCAAATGATACCAAGATCTCGTTCTTAATAATATCACCTAATCCATTGTCCCGAAGCCAGTTAAACGCCATCTCTTTATTTGCCTCTGTAATAGAAGCACGATATGTCGTCGAAACTTTTAAATGTGATCCATCATGCAGTTTTAATTCTGCAAGACCCATTTCAGACATCATAGTTGGAATGATGTCACCAGAAACTTTTTGTATTTCTGATTTTAAATTTTTAGTATTTTGTTCTTGTAGCTCTAATCTTTTATGTAAAGATTCTAACTTTTCAACTTGATCTGCAAGGGACTGAATATTTTCAGTTTTTTTCATTGCATCTTGTTGGTCTTCTTCAAAATTAATTGTCATTTATTTCTCCTCTTTCATATAAGTTTATTTCTATTGGATAGTATTTTCTTTCTTGCTTATCCCACTTTAACACATTGTATTTGCCGTGAGTAATATCAGATACGATAGAACATGCAACACCAATGATTGCAGGATCTCCTGTAAGTAATAAATAATCTTTTACATGATAATCTTTTAAACCTTGTCTTAACTTATAAATAAGTGGACC